GAGTTTGATGCTGCTAATATAGCAGAAGTGGAACCTACAGCAGAACAAACATTAAGAGCTGAAAGAGATATTCGTTTAGCTCAATCAGATTGGATGGGATTATCTGACACTACTATGCCAGACGCATGGAAAACCTATAGACAAGCTCTTAGAGATTTACCAGCTAATACATCTGACCCTGCAAACCCTACGTGGCCGACTGAACCTACCTAATGTTTGAAATAAACAATAAAAAGGTAGAAAAATATGAACATGTAAGTGTAATTAGAGATTTTTATAAAACACCAGATCAAGTAGTTGAATTTATACATAGATATCAACCACATTATCATAAACATCCTTGTGGATATTTTTCACAAGGTTATGATTTTGATGATATGCGACATACTATTTTAAACTTTCAAATAAAACCTGTCTGGGATTTTCTTTCTAAAATAACAGGTCAAAAACCAATTACATTTATGGAAGATATGGAATATTGTATTCAAACTAATTTCACATACTTTTATCAGATTTATAAAAATAAATATTTCTACCCACATAAAGATTTCGGTGCAACTGCTTTAGTCTATTTAGATAAAGAAGTAGCTAACGGTACAAATATATATGAGTCTATATCCTATGACTGGGATAATAGAGAAGAGCATAAAGAACATTATGCTGACGAGTCAGAATTAAAAGTTATAGCTCATACACCATCTGAATATAACAAATTAGTTATTTGGGATGGAACTAAATTTCATGGCTTATGCCAAGATGAAAGTTATATAAACAAATGGAGACTCAACCAAGTATTTCTATTCCAACCCTAGAGTTGCCTCCTATAAAAACAATAGAAACAATAGAGATACCTTTGCCTACAGCAGACGTACCATCATACATTCCTATGGTGATACCTCCTAGCGATTTAGAAGCTCCTGAGGGAGTACAGGCAGAAACAAAAGATGAACCGGAACAAGGTTTAAGAAAAGTAGACATACCGTTTACAGATTTTAAATTACCTGTTCCGGAAAACGAAATATTAGTAACGGCTGGGACAACTGCGGTTGTCTCTGTAGCAGCCACTCTTACAGCTACAGCAGCTTTTAAATGGGCGGTTACTGCAATGAAACCAATACTAAAAACAACATGGAAGAAGATAAGCCGATCAAAGGAACACCAAGAAGTTTCTTCAAAAAATTAAAAGAGAATGTGGATGACCACGATGAACAGATGGCAGTACTTGGCGCAGCAGTGCGTTTAGGTGTTGTAATCTGGTCAGGTTTTATTATTACACTAAGTTATGTTGAGCTGCCTATGGTCAAAAAGTCAGCTACAGCAGGCGATATCACGTTCGTAGCCTCGATTTTTACGGGTGCGCTGGCAACTTTCGGGCTGTCTACGGGCAATGGTAATGGTAAAAATAAAGACAAAGAAAAACCAAAAGCATGAAAAAATTAATCTTGCTTTTAGCTCTGTTATCACCCAGCATAGCTAGAGCCAACACAGTGACCCCACAATTTACTTCAGGGTCAATGAACTCAACGACCACTACCACTCAAACTATAGTGGAGACAGAGCAGCGTCAGGTCTTCGGAGCTGAGCTGAAAACGTGGTCAGGAAATAATGTTACAGCCTCTGGCGATTTAGCAGCTACAGGTACAACATTTTCAGTAACTGACGCAACATTACCGTGGAACTTAGAAACCACAACAAGAACAGCAGGCTTAGTAGAACAAATAGATTTCACAAGAAACTATACAATAAACTCTACTACTACATCGCTGTCTGTATTCTCTCAGTAAGTCCTGTACTTGCCGAAGGAGATACCAATAATAATAGTAACCCCGTGGCAGCCGCGACGGGAAATGTTACAAATCAAGCTGTCCAATTTCAAAATAATGGAGCACCAAGTCGACAAGCCTTTGGTAACAACATATCTTGTAATGGCAGCACCATGACATTTAGTCCATTTTATATGGGCAACGATACAGAACCACAAACAGAAGATGGTTATGTTATCTCAGAAAACTGGGGTTTCCAAATAAACTTTATGGTACCCCTAAATCGAGACTTGACTAAGCAATGTGAACGCATGGCTGAAAGTCAAATACAAAAAAATAAGCTCGATTTTGAGCTCGTACGTGCACTTAAATGTGCAGAGCTCCAACAGAAGGGCTTTACCCTGCTACCCGGTTCACGTGTATATCACATATGTTCTGACGTAGTACCTATTCAATCATTATTAAAGAAAAATGTTAGCAATCCTTAAACCATTCGTACTATCTGCACTTAAGTCACCAAAATTTAAGACTTTTGTAGTCGAACTACTAGAAAAGCTAGTAGAGCAGACCGATAACGAGCTGGACGACAGAGCGTTACAGATTGTCAAGAAAGGTCTAGGCGTATAATGACTACGGTCAATAAAGACCCGTACGTTTATATAGAAGATAACGTGTTTAACGATGAGTTTTGTAAGCACGTTATTGATAAATTTGAAGATGATTCAAGAAAGCAATGGGGTGTTACCGGAGCTGGTGAGAATCATTTAATTAAGAAAAGTAAGGACCTTAGAATTACAGATTTACCTGAGTGGCAACAAGAAGATAAAATTTTCCTCGATACTGTTCAGTACGGGTTAGTACAATATGGTAAACACATAAATTTAAACATCGGGAATAATTTAATAGATCGTACAACAAATCTTCCAAAATATATGACTCCAATATCAACACTTCATGGAGAACAGTGTACAGATAGTGGATATCAAATACAAAAAACTCTACCCGGAGATGGGTATATATGGCACGATGACTTCCAAGTTAATGGAGCAAACGGTATAAGACAACTTACTTTTATCTTTTACTTAAATGATGTAGATGAAGGTTGGACACAGTTTTATAACGGAGACCAAGTACAACCTAAAGCAGGAAGATTATTAATATTTCCTGCAACGTGGACATATGTGCATCAAGGTTATCCTCCTAAACAAGACAAATATCTTGTTACTGGATGGATACATGAATCAATCGAAAAGATGAATAATTGAAGGTACAAACATACCTAGACAAAATTACAAGCCCCTTACAGGCGATTCTGAAGGGGCATTTTTTAGAAAAATGAAGAAAAAAGCAACTGAAGACCAATTTAACGAGTTGCATAACCTAGTTACTAAAGAGTTTCTTGCCCGTATAAAATCAGGCGAAGCAACCACTCAAGACTTAAAAGCAGCTTGTGATTGGCTTAAAGCTAATGACATTAGCGGTGTTGCTTACGATGGAAACCCTCTAGCAAAACTTGCAAAGGTTATGCCAACCGTTGACCCAGAATTAGTACAGGCTAAACTCTATGGCAAAAACGTCTGAATACTATAAATCCAACCCAAAGGCTAAAGCTAAAAGGCTGAAGCAACAAAAAAAATACAACAAAACTAAAAAGGGTTTAGCCCTACGTGTTAATGCAAATAAACTTAATCGAAAACTTGGTACCTACGGAAATGGTGATGGGCGAGACGCTGCTCACTATTCGGGGAGTACTACCAAGGGCAGACTCCAAAGTCCATCCGAAAACAGAAAAAGCAGACTCAAAATACGTAAATGACCCCTCTATTACCTAGTCCAAAACATTACTTACACAACTTAATAACCATGACAAGTTCAGATTCTAAACGGCTCTGGAGAAGGGCTATCAAAGAGCACTTTAATTGTACATGCGTTTATTGCGGAGAAACTTATGATTTTAATCAACTTACACTCGATCATGTCAAACCTCGTTCAAAAGGTGGTCAAGACCTTACGAGAAATGTTGTCTGCGCGTGCAGGAAATGCAATGCGGACAAAGGTAGTAGTCATTGGCTTGGATGGATGCGAAAGGCATTTGGATTCCAGCCACTTCGAGAATTAATTATTCAACAACACATTATTAAAGGAACTTAACAACCATGGCAAGAGGATCATCAACATCTGAACTTCAGAAAAAAAGAAAAGAAAAGTTTGACAAACTTAAAAAAGACAAGCTCAAAAAATACGAACAAAACAGAAATAACACCCAAGGTAACGGTGGTGGCGTAACAACTAAAACAAAATCTGGTAAGCCTAAGACTAAAGCTCAAATGATGGCTACTAGGAACATTAAAAAATATGGTGGTACTGCTTCAGCAGCAGCAGCGAACAAGGCATCTATGAAGCTTAAGATTAAAAAGAAGTACGAAGCTAAGAAAAAGAAAAAGTAAATGTTAGACGACGTTGCACGCAAGCTACTGCAAGCACACGTTAAAAAGACAGTCAAAGGTGCTACATTAAAAACAGCAAAGACTTTAGACATTGATGGTGTTAAAACTAATATGTTAAAACAAAGGTTACAAGATGTACCACCCACCTTTGAAGTCAATAAAGTCTCAGAAACATACTCACAGTTTTTAAATAAACCAGTTCAAAAACTTGACGATAAAATTTATCCTAAGTCAGAAGCTGTAAAATACGCACGAGCTGGACAAGATTATTATAAAACTAATCAAACTTTAGCTGGATACCCTCCATATGTAGACCCAGTAACAGGTGAAGCTACACATTTTCTTAGAAGTAACTCTGAATTTAATAAAGACGGTGCACTACGTGTTAAGTCAAGAAGACTTAGTAATAAGAAAATAGAGCAAGAAAAAAGACTAAGATGGGAAGACGAACAAACTATGGGACCTACTGGTCGAGGTACACTTGTACACCATAAGTCTCCGCTAGGTCTTTTAGATAGAATTGCTGCTGGGCTAACTCCTGCACAAAGACGTAAGTTTTTTGAGTATGTACATTACAATAATCGTTGGTCAACATTAAAAGTTGGTAACGAAGCTGAAAACTTAATAGGTCTTGTAGGCGATAAAAGTTTTCATCCTACTCATGTAGATGTACATGACTTAATAAAAATGGCTGGATTAGATGATGCTAAAATAGACTTTACTGGTGCAACGATGGAACAACGTTATGGTTTCTTAGATGAAATAACACCATTGTTAAAT